GGGTTCAGATTGCGGCCATTGATGCAGCACGCAAAGATAGGGAGTTAGACGAGAAGATTGCCAACAATCAGCGTGATGATGATCGCGCTTCGATGAAAGAAGCAATGGATCTCATTAAGATGCAAGCGGCAATTACCAACGAACTGTTCTTTCGTAGCCAAAATCTTGGCAAGCGGTGCTAATGCTCCTTCTTCGACCTTGCGACTCTCTGTGTAGTTATAAATGCGCTGGGCATCCATTTTCTTGGTAACGATACCCCAATAGTTCGGCACTTTCTGTCGCATACTCCAATTAGCATACTCTGGAATAATCGGAATCAAATCAAATACCGTATCTTCAATCGTTGTTAGCCATTCTTTACCATCAAAGACACGAGATTTTACCTCTATCATTGGGCGCATACGTTCACGCTTAACCGTTGCACCTTGTTCTTCTAGTTCATCCTTGATTTGTTTGAACTTGTCATCATCGACATACACAGCACCATTGGTCAGTTCTACGATGCGCCGTTCGACCTCGACCTTATACAGAATCTCACCAACCACTATTGTATCCGGCATATGATCTGTATGAATAACACGATCACCGATAATGACTGATTTACCACTGCCTTCAGGAAACTGTTCCTCATAATCGGCCTTGATCATAGTCGTGAGAACAAAGGCATAGTTAGCATCCTCACGGGTTTGCAGAACAGCACCTGGGTCGAACCATACCCGATCAACAAAGTCGTTGATGGTGTCGATGTATAGATCCTGATCGAAGGTATTGTTGTCACCGAATCGCTGCATGACGCGCCAACCATCCATGCCGGCACGCACCATAAAGCGTGTCGAGGCATCATAAACATCGGTTGCGTTCGATAGGTTCTGGATATTTCGGATCAGTCCATCATAGGTCTTGGCAAGGGCCTTGGTCGCGTCTCCGCCTGCCGGTAATATCTGAATATCAAAATCCTGCTGTTCAATAGCCCCAGCAATGTCATCAACTAAGTCGTTGCACTTGTCCAGGGTATAGCGTGGTCTGTTTTTGAATGCTTTCGCTGCGTGTGGGTCCCACTGTCCGTCTTTTTGATCAAGGAACTCATGTACCTCACGAACAATCTCACGAACATCTGTCTCAACAGATTGCGCCTCACGCAATAACTGCAGCACTGAGTCGTGGTTTTCGAAGTTCTTGTCGTCGGTATCAGTTGCCATAAACAGATGCAAAATGGAGGTTCATATTGGCCTTATTCGGCGGTGGTGTGGCAAGACTCATCATCAGAGAATCTGCCATGTTCGGTGATGGAATAGGTGGTTTCTGACGTGCCATTTCCTCTTTGCTCATGATCTGAATTAGTCCTGCACCGTTCGGTCTTCTCGGTATTCTACATACTTCGGCTCGCAATGCACTCATATTGCTGATATCTGACGATAAGCTGATCATCTCGTCCGGATCGATATACACGCCCTTTTCCGCTGCCTGGTAAGCATTATAAAAGCGATCACGCAGCATCCAGTAGTACTGGGCGCGTCGATTCTTAAACGTCTCCTCGTTGCTCTTGGCCTGCGTATTACTGTGGCTATCGACCTTCTGATAGGTCTGCTTGGGATTATCAACGCCCTTGCCACCACGAAACTCGACGTGCTGCATCTTCTTACCGGCAATAGCTTTCAATGTCTGTCGGCGTAAGGAGACACCCAGACCGTCACAGTCCCAAATATAGACATCAGCCTGTTTATCAATGGCATAGTCCAATGCCCAATCACAGCCCTCGTTTACATCAAGACCTGACTTGTCCTGTACATCCAGTATCACTGAGCCATGCCGATAACACAGTCCCTTGTCATCCGGACCCTTGTCCGAGGGATCGTGTGATATTACCTTGACGCCCTTAGGCTCGAACCCTAGCTTCACATGGGCATCGATAGCCGCATCGAACCATTCGGCCGGGATAATGGCGTCCTCTACATGATCATTGAAAGCACCTTCCCAAATGTGCATATATTCAGCACGCGGTAGATTCTCATAATCCCATACACGTTCTGCCTCCAACTCGCCGTGCCAGGGATTGTCTCGCCAGTTCATCACAATAATCAGATGCAGGTCATCCTCGTATATGCCGTCACGAGTCAATTCCTTGAGGTAGGGCACAATGAAGCGCTTACTGAACGGATCACCTGAGGACTTGGGGTTGGCCGTGAAATAGAGCTGTGATCCCTCGGCACGTATGGTCGGTGTCAGGTCCTGGATGGATTCTTTGCTGAGTGTCTGTGCCTCCTCAATCCAGGAGTATTTAAATCCTTGTGCTGACTTAACGGCACTTGAGTTCCGTGCAAAGCCCTTGAAACGAAAGCCTCCACCGGTCAAACAGTCGATCTTTTGCTCCAGGCAATTGAATCCCTCGACCTTCAGCGTGTTCTGAATCAGTACTTTCAGCAGTTTATGTACAGAATCATCGATCGAGGACTGGAACTCACGACCGCACAACACATCTGCAGCCTCGGTCTGTACCTTCATGGATAGAAAGCGGCCCATGCTCTCAGACTTAGCCGAACCGCGACCACCAATAATGATGATGAACCGCTTGGTACTGATCAATACGGGATGGAACTTACTCGGAAGCTGAATCGTCGGCATTATCTGGTTCTACAATCTGTACCGTCCACGCCATTTCTATAGCTTTGCCATCAGCGCCAGTAACCTCTTTCCTGTCTCGCCACTTGGTAGGCTGTCTGTTCTTGAGCCAGAAGATTGCTGCTGTTGTCTCAGGTGGATAATGCTTGGTGAGATCAGTCTGTGTGATCGTGCCCTGATAATTGCTGATATGTACTTCAGGATGTGAGTAGCCATTGGCCCTTTCATAGAGGCTCTTGGCTACTTTGGAGTCAGCTATTTCCTTGCCTTCTCTTATGGACTGAAGAAATTCAGGATGTTTCTTTTTCCAGTTGTTAATTGTTTTCTCAGAAACCTCAAAGAAATCAGCAAGATCCTTGTCCGTAGCCCCCATCAGACACGCCTTCTTAGTCTGTTTGGGTGTCTTCTCTGGATCATACTCTGATGGTCGTCCTGCTGGCACTATTTACTCCGCTTGATCATTCAAATACAGGCCGTTTACGCCTCTTCTTCGTTTTCTTGCGCTTCTTCCCGCCTCTGGCTGTGCTGAGTGCAATAGCTACAGCTTCGTCTTGTGATTTTCCAGACTTCTTTAATTCCCGTATATTAGCAGAAATGGCTTTCTGACCTTTGCCCTTTCTTAGTGGCATCAGCGTCTGCTTTTCCTTTTCTTTGTCTTTTTCTTTTTCTTGGCCTTTCTACGCTTCCTACGTTCAGGTTCGGTATGTCCTGGCATGACGTTCTCCTTATGATGATCCCAATTGCTTGCCTTGTATCCAGACGACTAATGCCGGTGCTGTTGCGCCAGCTAGATCAATCTGCAATTCGTTAGAATCTGAAACGGGAAAATCAAAAATCGTATCCGTTGCTGTAGTGAATAAACCATTAGCTATATCAACAAATGCGCCCGATGGATCTTTGGCTTGTAGCTTTGCTGTGCCGGTTCCGAAACTGCCTGTCAATGATAACCTAATTGGACCAACAAATATTTTTGGATCTGTCTGTCCGTCTGCTGTAAGTGTTTGTCTGTTTCCTGTGCCTGCCATGTCTTATCCCCCGATATGTCGTGTCCTCAGAATGTTCTTGTTAGATTCCTAGCCGATGGTCTGGCCACGTTTCTTGAAAATGAAAGTGAAGGTTCGCTAATTAATCCATTACTCAGGTCTTCAAGGAATTGATTGTCTTTTCGTTCGTTGTAGTAGCGTATTTCACGCATATGTCCATTGCTCTGCACAGTACCGCCCGGCGAATCTAGCCGTAAAGTAGTTAATTCAGTCGGAATTGTCACACTAGTGTTAATTAGCGGGGCATTTCCATTAGTAGACACAGCGATGTCATTAACTTTCCACGCACTAGCCATGCGTAATCGTTGTCCTTCGGGCACATCTGCATTCGTGTCTGTTATACTGACGTTAACACCACCATCAGTGACAAATAGAACGGAATCAAAGTTAGTTGTCTCTCGAAAGAGAGTATGTAAGATTCGGTCTACAGCACTTCCATCATCAATTGCTATGATGAAAGGTGTGCTGCCTCCTGTCTGAGGGACTGGTGGCACAGTCATGTCAGTGAAGAGTGTTCCTTCGGCTGGATTAAGCCAACTCAGATCAATAGTACTTATCCGGTCGGCATTCCGTGCTACAGCCGCACCGACGGTCTCAATGTAACTTGTAGGAGTTGACCCAAGTTCTGCTTGAGCCCCCCAAGCATGGGCAGAACCAGTCGTTGATGCGACGTCTACGAAAGATCCATGTGCCGCAAGTGCGGGAAGTACTTTAACTAGTAAGGTCGTGTTTCCGGTGCTGTTATTGACAGAACGTCCCCATAACCTCCAGTAATCTCCAGCGTCTTGGGCTTGGGTACCGCCACCACCTTCACCGTTCGTTTCTCCGGTGTCTGTATTCAATCGTACTTCCACAGGCGTAGTTCCCGTACCGCCGGCATATACCATCTCTAATCCAAAAGTGGGAGACGTAGCCCCGGTGGTCTTCTTGACAAAAACACTGCTCGCGTGGGTATCGCTGTTATTTGGCACAACAATGGACTGTTGCACGCCTTCGCGGTTGGTCGCATTGTTATCAGTAAAGAGAGTGACTTCCAAAAGCCCTCTGGGACTAATAGCGTTGTCGGTCGTAAGCCCGGGGGTTTGGATGCTTGTCCAAGGCGCGGTAACCAGATTTCCGTTCTGCAATGCGAGATTAGTACGCGTTTCCTCTACTAATAGGCCGAGACTTTCTTTTATCACAGGATCGAAGTCAAACCGTGCAATATTCGCTGCGACAGCTTCAATCAATCCTTCAGAAGTCGTTACCGTCGCCGTAGCAGTTGCCCGAACAATGCCGAGAGTCGGTCCAAGACCCTGAGACGCTACAAGATTCTTATTGCGTGCAAACTCATAGAAAAGTGTAAGATTAGGATCAGACACTAAGATGTCCTCTTAGATCGTCAAGCCCCATGCATAAATTAATAATCATGTGATCTGTGCAAAACCTAAGTTCTTGATTCCGTAGAAATATTGCTCATAATGCTGACTGGACAGATCCTTGTCGGTGTTTAACGTCACCACTTTGGGCTCTGGAGTCGTTCGGGTGGTATTGATAATCGCATTTGCTGTCGCCGGTACGGTGATCTGCATCGATGTCGATGGTGTCACAATGACTGTCCAGTCCACCAATTCATTGCCGCTCTCGCAATCATCAACCCGATAACGGGCCGTGGTCGGCGTAAAAGGCTTACCAGTGGTATCTTCTGGCTTGGCTGTCACAGTAACCTCGACCAATTCATTGTGTGTTCTGCTCACCAGCTACTCCAGCGCAATTGGTAAATCATCCTCTTGCAATATAATACCATCATCCTCGGTCAGTATAAATCCGAGTGGATTCGGTGTGTCCATTATCTTAATGCTACGACTGGCACTGGAAAATGTCACTCTTCGCTGTGTCGAGGAAAATCGGACCAATCTCGAAACAGAGCTAAATTTCACCACATGAGCCAGTAATATCGGTGCATCTGCTGTCACACCAATGATCGGCGTGGCGATCAGAGGATTGACGCTCGCGTTCAGCGCCTCATCCGGCACCGTAACGGTAATGACCTCACCAACCGTAATATCATAATCTGGTGACGCAGAAAGCGTTATCGTTACCAACGTATTGGAGGTTCTGACTACAGAGGTAATGGACTCTTTGTCTCGGATCTCCCGATTCCAGCCCTTATCTTCAGTCTGAGCAGATGTCATACCATTGATAATGATCTGGCGAACCTGGTCAAAAGGGTTCCCTGCAGCGACCCAGGTATCGTCAGTCAGCGTAATGGTAATGACCTGACCACCAGCAACAAGTAACGGTTCGGTCATCGCTGGCGCGCTTACTGTAGCGGCTGGTATCCCCAGAAATACCGCAATCCGTTGCACCAATATAAATGAATTATCTAAATGGTGATGCGCCCCCGTAAAGGCTGCAATATGGTTTTTCCACTGGATCATCGTGTAACAATGGTCAGAAACGTATCATCAGCCGCAGTACCACTAAAGCGGAATGTGATCGTATCTCCGTTCATATCAGCGGCTGTTGCGTCAAACTGGTACATGCCATTGGATATTTCAGCCGCAGTACCGGTTGCAGAGATAAAGGCACCCCCATCCAGTGATCGCTGAACTGTTAGCGTGAGGCCAGTCTTTGGCGTTACATGATCAGTAGAATCAACCATCAACGCATAGATATTACTGAAAGCAACATTCTTTTCAGGTATTACCGTATCGGCTTTTACAGCCGCTATATCAGCACTTATATCAGCGCCAACAGGAGTGCCAATCGCATCAACCGCTGTCTGATTATCATCCAGAGTCTCTGTAACCGCGCCAGAGGCGTTGTCCGTGATCCTCCATTCACCTCTGATACTTGCATTCGATGTTGCAGAACAACTCGCAGCCCATATAATCTGGCCGTCTCCCTCGAAGGTAGCATTATAAGTACCTGTACCAGCACCCATATTCTCAACATTCCAACCACCGGAATGATGCCGCACATTAAGGTTTGAAGAATTTAGAGCAGCACCAAAATCAAACGTCACAGTACCGGTATTGGGCACTGCCGAATGACATTGATCATAGAAAAAATCGCCGGCCTCAACTATTGTCTGGTTTCCGCTCAGACCACAATTAATCAGATGGGTGTTTTTAACATGACTCATGACACCTAAAATACAGTTCTTAAATGTCTGTTTAGTACCAACTCCAGAAGCCACTCCTGAAACATCAGCACCCATAATGGTCGTTCCAATAATACTTTGACCACCAAGAGCCAGTGTCCAGTTATCGCCTGTAAATATCTGGTTTGTTTGTGTGGCAGCAAAAGTTATCGTTGAGCCTGATGCAATTTGAAAACGGCTCAATCCAAGCGATGCAGCTAATGTATTGGCATCTGCTATCGAATCGACAGGATTAAAAGCGGTTCCGGACTCAAAATCAGTCGTGCCCGCTGTACCATTGACGGTATCTATCCAGACCGCACCGCCCTCATAGACGCCAAATTCCTGTAAATCTCTCAATCTGCGACCAGCAGAATCCGTGACATTGTGTGTAGCCCCGGTAAGAACCTCATCCCAGATATTATCCACAGCAGTTGCAGTAATGCCGACATCTGCCGTTACAGAGCCTACAGATCCAGAAAGATTACCCGTAATATTGCCCACAATATCCATTGTCTGATTGGGTAAGTTAATTGCTGTTAAGTGATCACCAGTACCACCTGCCTCAGTGAGTCCAGAACCATCAGAAGATGCATCAGCAAAGTCTTTTAAATCGGTCCCAGACTGCACAACACCGCCCATCTGCAACAGATTCGACTCAACTACTCCAGCGGATAAATTAATGTTCGCTGCTAACAATGCACTGTCAGTGCCTCTCATATCGGTATTTGTGGTAGTGGTATCGACTAGTTGAATATCAGTAGCGGATAAATCAACAGCAGTGGTCGGAGCTGTGACACGAGCCCAATTAACCGGGGCAAGTTCAATGGTAAAATTATGGACAACCTCGCCAATTACCGAAACCCCACCTACAGTTCCAGTTGATATGTAAATTCCGTAGCTTTTCCCAACTTCATAGCCATTGGCCGCTGTCGCTATAACAGTGACCTCATTCAGGCCAACAACAGAGGCCCGATCAACGCTAACAGTAACGCCCGCTGTAATCGGAGTGGCATTGTTTTCCTCCAACACAGAAAGCGCCGGAGTCCCTGCTAAAACAGTGGGTACACCTGTCGCAAATGCACGCGTCGTAAACTGATGACGAAAAGTGTCTTCAAGTTTTATATCTCTCAACCTGCAAGTCCTCCTGATGCTCCGGCAATACCACCCGCCCCTGCGAGTCCGCCTGAGTTTACAAGGCTGGACATAATTCTACCAGCCACAACGCCCTGATCCTCAAACGCCCCAACATCCCAGGCTGATCGTGTGATTCCAAGAATGTCTGTACTGAATGCAAAGATACTATCAGCACTTAAATCCGTTCCCACACCCACTACGTCAGTGTCATTCGTTGAATAATCGTCACCAGCAGCATCAGTATATGTAATTGTCTTGTTCTGAAAGGTCGTGCCGTCAGGAGAAGTGGCGTCTGAAGTTATGTTTGTTGCTGTGGCTGCCTCTACTGGAGTCGCGTCTCTGGCATAGTCAGTGGTGCAGTTTGTTATTAGGTTATTTTTTACGTGATGATTTGCACCGGAAACGTCAAGGTGTAGTCCAATGCCCGTATTGGTTGTAGAAATACTATCAATCGTGTTGTTGTAAATAGCAATGACGTTATTAGCGGCCGTTGACGCGAAATTACTTTGTATTCCCCGGCGAGCTTCATAAACGACGTTATTGTATATAACTGCCGGACCGCCAACGACTCGCCGTATACAACTGCCTTTATCGCTTCCACCGCCCTTTACAATACAATTTGCAATGGTTCCTGTTTGAGTTGCACTGGCAGTGCTACCTATCGCTATACCAATTGTGAAGTTGCCAGTAACGTGAACCTGCATAGTATTGACTTCGATCTGCTCATTGGTTCGACCAATAGCCGTACCATAATTGCCCGATTGAGTGATGTGGTATTTACCGGTGTCAAATATTCCGGCGTGTTCCTCACCGGAATTGGGATTAATTAATAAGCTATTGGTGTCGTCTGTCGTCCAGGCAGTGTGATTTGATCCAACAGTATCCGCGCCGCCAGTACAGCGAACTTCGTGTGTATCACCATCAGTAATTAAATTAGTTGCCTCGGCTGTGCTCCAAGAACTTAAGGTTGGATAAGCTCGATTGGCTCCAGTGGTCGCATTGGTCGTACCGTCGCCACCAGAAGTTGATGCGGTATTAACAAATCGAACAACAGCAGCCACTATCTGTCTCTCGTCGTGGGATCAACAGTCTTAACGGCGAGAATTGACTTGAATTTCTCCCACGGGATTGTTTCGTTTTTATCTCTGAATAAAACAGAAGTGTCCGTGATGTAATGCTTGGAATACTTGACTTCCTCCATTTTTCCATCAACAGACGCCCTTAACCGATCTGTGTACAACTCCTTGCGAGTCTCAAAGCTGCCGAACTCCTCCTCCGGTATTCCCGTCACATGCAATAACGCATGACGCTTATTAACCGAGGTCAACCCTGTCATCGGTTCTACATGAACGATGTCACCAGCCTCAATGAAATCACCTTTACCGACGTTTACGGTCATGATGCAATAGGTCATATCAACCGTAGCCATACTCGGTCCTGTGGTCTTTTAGTGCGGCCAGAATGGAACTGCGCTCACCATCGGATATACTATTGAATGAGGTAAAACTGGTCGGTGGGAACTTATAGGCATGTAAGACAGGCCAACCAAACCCAATAGGATCACGCTTTGCGCCGAAATAATCAGCAACTTTTACCAGCGGTGAATAGTTAGGATTTTCAAAATCAATCAGGCCATCTATTTTCAGAAAGATGTGGTCTATGGTCTTCAGTCCGTCTGTGAGCTTTTGCCAATACATCACTGATTGATCGATTAGCCAGTTAAACTCGGCACGTTCGTTGCGTTTTCTTAAGCTGAGAAATTGAATCGCTGGATCTCTTAAAGGCACTACTGCTTTGGAAAATTCAGTGATATCCTGGTCTGAATGACGCTGTAAACAGCTAATGCCCATATAGTCCATGAATGCCATTGTGAATCTTGTCCCTGTGTGGGGAACTGAATACACGACATTCATCTATTCCATCGTCCTGTGGATAGTCCTCACAAACTCTTTCTAATTCGCACAATAATCCGTTGACAAGACCAAAAGCCTCGCCACAGATTAATTGTGTGTGTTCTACATGCTCCCCAGCGTTCATACGATTGTGTCTTGTTTAACAACATTTGGGGATTATAGAGTATTTTGAGACAGATAACCCCTCTCCCCTTAGTGTGGAGGACTACGCCACCATAGGAAGATTATCAGCTCGCAGCTCCACCTTAGCCGCCATTCCAGTTGTCATCCGGAATGTCCCAGTACATTTGGGGCCAGCATAGAGGGTTTGGTGTATCACCTATGGCGAAATCTGGATAACCTGTTGTCCGTTCTGGCGGCTACCATGTACTTTCGGGACGGGTCCGAGAATAGCGCTATTGTGATTTAGGGTTTGGACCGTTATAATTCTTTTGGGTCCTATGTCGCAACCACGTTTTGCGTCATTCTAACGCCACTTGATTTCACAGTCTTGTGGCGTTTTTTATTGTATCACCTTTTTAGTAATTCAATTGCTACCTTAGCCTCGTGCTTGTCTATATTCAGCCATCCCAATGGTTTCGTAAGAGTCCATAATCTTTAGTACTTGTTCGTTCGTAAACGGCCCTTTTGAGCATTCAAATTGATCACGCATTTCCCACCACGCATCCCACCGATCCTTAGCGGTCGCTCTTTCAATTGCCACCTTAGCAATGCCTGGTAATGGATTGCGTTCATATAGCCATGATTTGTAGGTATTCCAATTGGTATCAAGAAGCCGAGCCATTTCAACCGGCCCGACCTCTAATGTTTGTTGTGCTGATTCCAGGTATGTGCGTTGATTCATTGCAATACGAGGCGTGGCGTATCGGTAATGTTTTTGCTGTCAACTTCGATACGAATGTTATAAGCCTTTGAAAGTTGTTCAGCATTGTGTCGTGAAATGATCCGTGAACTTTCGTCGCTGTAGTAAGCGCGGCAGAAACCGTTGGATTGTTCAAGTGCTGTTAAGTGTAGTGCAGTCATTTCGTATCTCCCGTGTCAGTAGGTATATAATACCACAATGAGAGTAGGTGTCAAGTACCTAATGCAAGTATTTTCACCTTTCCGCCCATAAATGCTGTGCCTCTCGCCTCGTGTTATGCGGAACGTCATATCCCATCCACGGACTCTCATTGAATCTCATCAGAATCATGTTCTGTATCTTGATCAACAATCGCTCCGTACCCCAATACTCCTGAAAGCCTCGTTTGCCATGAGCAAGAGAAGGGCCTAGTTCTCCGATCATCCACTGTCGGTTCATCTTCTCAAACGGATGCCCAAAATGATGCCACTCGCAACTGGCATAACTAGCTTGATGTCCCAATCGTTTGCGACCTTCAACCACATGCTGAACTGATGGCATTCTGATGCGCCCAGTGAGCAATAAACACGGCAGACAGGGTAAGGCTCCCTGATCCTGGTCTTGACCCTTGATCGATTGCATACGGGCTTTATCGGCTTTGTTCATCAATATCGCTTAATGACCAGATTAAGTGCTTCATCTACCGTTTCCGCTATCAGAACCTTTGCCGATAAAGTCTCCAGTATCTCATCCTGCTTCTTGGTCATTTTACTACCGCCCTTCTGTCTGGCGTGAGTGTCTGGGTTCTTAATTTCCATCACCAACCATTCACCGATGTTGTCTATCAGTAAATCAAATGGCTCTTCAATCTCAAAAACAATGCGGCCACACCTTCTAAGTGCTCGCACAATATCCTTCTGATTGGCGTCAGTCTTTCTGCCGTAACGCTTTCTCACATCATGGATAACCCTTGATACACCGCCAGAAACGCCATGTATGCAAGGGCAATGCCGACAATGGCAATTAGAAATGTTCTTAATTTCATGAGGGTTCCTTTTTGTCGGGTCCGTACAGCCCTTCTCTGGCTACTTTTATAGCTTTCCTGAAATCCGCAATTCTCCTACTAGTTGCCGAGTCTGTGTGTTGTTCACCAATCCAAAGAATCTCTTTGAGGGCCTTGCGGTATGTATCGACATCGCCCGTTTCTCGCATCTGAAATGGTGTGTCCTGCAAAATTTCTTCTAATAGGTCACTCATGATCGTTTGTCCAATCCTCGATTTGTCGCTTCTTCGGATCTCCACACATCGAACTCAGCAAAGGATAATTTCATAAATGTTTCGGCAGTTTTCCAATCGGCATACGCGTTGCATTTATCGTCAATGGCAGCTATTACTTCAGGTCGGCGCAGTACCCAAGCATCCATATCAGGAACACTGCCTTTCGGTGCCAAGTCTCTTTGCTGCGCCTTGATAATCTTCAGTCTGTCATCTGCTGTTTCTTTCCGTCCATAACAGCGACCATAAGAACCGCTGTCAACACGTTCCCGTATCCTATCCAGAGTTTCGCGTATTTCGCTTTTTTGTTTTTCGCCAATTATGTCTACCACTAGAACATCTCCCGCTGTGGTTCCAGTTTCTGCGGATCAGAATAGCGAATAACACGCCATGCCCGGCCTCCAGGTCGCTTACCTTTGACAGGAGTATGAGTAAACTGCCATCTCACGCCCTTATCGTCGCCCTGTGACCTTAACTCACCGATCCTTGATGAGAGTTCAAATATATACAGTTGGGCTGCCTGAGCCCTTGTGATTGAGCCGAAGGATTGGATGTAGTCCAAAATTTCTTGACGCTGTGTTCGCATAATCAGCTCCTAAATATGTATCCAACATATGCGGTGAACAATTTGATAGACAAGTGATTTGGATACGTCCAAAAAGTCCGCTACGTCGGATTGTTTCATCCCCAGATCGACAAGATCACGAATCACCATTACATCGCCATCATGGAGTTTCGCCATAGGATGATTCTCTCCCTTTTTGTCGTAAGTTCCTCCGCGATTCTTACTCCACATATCAATCATGTTATCCATTTGTGTTCCGAGAAAAAGATGATTAGGGTTTACACATGCAGGATTATCACATTCATGTAAAACTGACATCCCTTCTGGTATAGGGCCATTGTGAATTTCCCATGAAAGTCGATGAGTCCCATAAGGTGATCCATCTACGTCTAGCTGGCCGTACCATGTGTTGTGTTGTCTTCTACCTGTCCAATTCCAACAACCATCTGTTTTTCTAACTTTTTGCCAAAATCTTTGCTCAAGTGTAAGATCGTAAGCGGTTGGTTCGTTTATATTCTTACCTCTTTGCCATCGAACATAATGTTTTTTGCACAATCCTCTGCTGTTAACCTGCCTATTACAATTGTCAGCTTTGCATTGTTTCTGAGTCATCATTTGTCCTTTGATGGTTCAACGAAAGCACTTTGAAATTGCTTATAGTCACCAATACCACCGGCCGAAAGCCTCATCAAACACTCAAATAGCAAGAAGTGCGGTAATCTCGTTGGGCTTGCATAATAAAGTTTCATCAGTCATTCTCCGGTGGTTCTATCTTTTCAGACCAATCACAATTAGGACATTTATTTTGTGTGTGTGTAGTCCATTGATGTCCGTTACCACATGAATAATGACTTTGAATATCGTTTGGATCGTGCTCGTGAAATACGCCATCCTCATCATAATATCGTTGAAACCCCATCAAAGTCGTAGACGATGAACCAGGATAAACTATACTTTTCTTACCCTCACTTACACATTCTGGACATTTCATACCACTTTCCAATCATAGATAGCCCTGTACACGGTCCTGAGATTGTCCTTACAGGTCTGCTTTGAACTAAAACCCTGATGTGAACTGAAGATTATTTCATTATTGGCGGCTGTAATACGGGCTCGCCATCGGTTAGATTTATCGAGGTAAAACTCAATCATGACTTGTCTCCGTTCTTGCTAGAAGATTTTGGCAGCTTCAGCGTGATAGATACATTATCGACATTATCTTGAAGGTCGTAATATCGGTGTACATCAATCAGACATCTAGCGGCAATACCTTCCAATTCCTTGCGAAAGCATTCAACAGTTGCATCTATTTCCTTTCTACGGAAATCAGAAACTTCCTGCTCAATAATCCTGCGAAAATGCTGTCCTGGGTCTGGTATCGTAGTTGCCATCATTCCACCTCTACTGGTATAGCGGGTTTAAAATCGCATGCACTCCATGTGCTTGCGTTATTGCCGTCATAGGGGATTGGTTTGAGGTGCTGCGGTTCAATTATTTGGTGTAAGGAAATGTTCTCCATAGAAACGTCAATGTCATGCACCATACTGTTATCAAATAAGTGCCAGCAGGACGACCATCAGAGTATGATCCAGAGAAGACACCCAAACAGACTAAGAAGGCGTGTCTGATGGGGGCTACGGACAAGGATCTTGCTGATTTATTTGAGGT